AGCGAAAGTCACAATTTGTTGTCCAGTTTCGACTTCATTCCTTTCATCGTGAAATGGAAGGTTGGAGTTGCGTGTGTCGTCGTTAGTTAATGATTGAACATTATCTGTATTTTGAGCTACTCTTCTTTTAAATCACACAGTCGAGTAATACTGTTGTGAATTTTTGGGTTGTGATTCTTTGCAAGGGCTGCTTGCATGGCGATCACCAGTGTAAATACACTTACCATATTGGTTTTGTTTTGTGATATGCTTGACTGATGCTTCATCAGCGGTCATATCACTTTCTTCGAAGCCGTCGAAGTCCTCTGCTACAAAGGAGTGGGCGGCTAAGTCAAGGTTGTAGTCAACACTAGTATCGGATGTAAAATAAGATACATTATCACTGTCTCGAACCATCTTTCGTATATGTGTCTGACTGTAAAAACAGTCGGGCGGTAATACTATTTGATGCTCCTGACACTGATCAATTATCTTTTCTCGATACTCCTCAAATACATGAGGTTCGTGCATACTTAGTTCGCGAATTGCTAACCTTGCATTCATTTGCATTTGCATAGATTTTGTACCATATTCCTGTTCACATCGGTCCCAATTTAATGGTTCCAATATTGAACAAAGATCTAATGGTGCTAACCATATCTTAAGATCTTTATCATGCACAAATTTACGTTTTATTATTGAGACTTCATCTAGTGTCCTAAATTCAATCTCACCACCATCTTTGGTTTCTGGTGTACAATAATGACCATATGTTAACATATATGATGACCATTTAGTTATGTCTAAAAGACTAACTAATTGTTCATCAAATGCGATAACACTGTCATCACCATAGATTGCTACGTAAAAATGTGTATGAAGATCCACAAGACATGATAAAGCATCATCTGATCTTATATCTAACAACATGTCATACAAGCAAAGATACGTGATGCCATAATTATACATTGTATTAATTATAGCCGTACCTGGATTTCCCGAAGGTTGTCCTCTTGCTATTTGTACGAT